TTATATAACCTTCATCGCTTAAGTATTTTAGTAATTTTTCTCTACAATTTTCATCTTCGTACATGTCACATTTTTCGGGATGTCTTAAAACAACAAACCGATTGTCCCATATAGTAATTTCATGATTGTGAATTTTTATATCATGGAAATTTACTTCGTCCATAAAAATAAATATTTAATAAATAAATTATGAGTAATATCAAATTAACAAAACAACAAGCAGAACAAAAGGTATATGAATTGACCGAAAAACTTCTATATGTAAAGAAGGATTTTAAGGATGTTGCTGCGGGTTACAAGGAAAAGATGAAAGAAATTGAATCCGAGATTAAAGCAATTGTTGAGGAAGCAAGTTCAACTCAATAAACAAAAAAGCCGGTCAATAAAGACCGGCTTTTATTTTGCATTGGTTATATTAAACAGATGTTTGTTGGGGAGCTGGCTTGAATGTACCGTCTTTTAAGTTTAGACTACCATTACCGTACTTACCGGCCAATTTATTAAGAAGTACTTCTTCTTCTTTTTGAACGGTTTTCCAATTATCTAACAATTCAGTTTTTTTATCAGCTAAAAGCTTTTTTGTTTGTTCTAGATCAATTTCTTGTAGTTGTAGTTGACCCAGTTCAAATATCTTTTGTTGATATTTAGCTTGTAATCCCGCAATTTCTTGCATTTCTTCATCTGTAAATTTTGTAACATCACTCATAGTTTATAATATTAATATCAGTTTTCTAATATATAGTTAGAAATTTTCAAAAAAAGTATTTATAATCACTGGTTTTAAAGTAATTTGAACTTTCAGAAACTGGCTTTGTATATGATAAATTTTTTACCGAATCAGCTATTTTTTGATCGGGTTTAATATCGTTTGTATTTTTATTAATCACAGATTTCAAAAATGTTTTTATTATAGTTAATAACATTTTATCTTCCGGAGTTGATATTTTACTTTTTGAAAGTGCTTTTAACAACATCACCATTGTTGGCAGACTTTTTTTAATACCATCAATTAATGTGCTGGATTGCGCTGCAAATTTTGCTAGTATATTAACATCTGTATTGCCTGATCCAACCGAAGCTTCTTGTTCTTCTAGTTTATTTACATTACCGATTAAATCTTTTGCCTGACCTATAGCAGGTGTGTTTTTTAATTCCCACAAAAATCTAATTATAAATTTTCTCTTTAGTTTTTTGGTTGTAGGTGTATCTTTTGTTGTGATGTGAGCTATCAAAGGCAACGACACTAAACTATTTTTCAACATTGAATAATATCTATTGACATCTTTATTTATTTTTAAATCAGCGCCCAGATCTTTTTTCAATTCGGTTTGTATTCTTATTAATTGTGAATAATATGCAACAAATTTTTTTAAATCAAGTTCTGTTAATTCTGCTTCGTCGGTAGCTCCAGTCCCACCACTAGTACCACCACCTGTTGTACCAGATGTGCCACCATCTTTTCCGCCGGTACCCGTTTGTCCGCCGGTACCCGTTTGTCCGCCGGTACCCGTTTGTCCGCCGGTACCAGATGTACCTTCTCCACTTGGCGTTGTACTTAGACTGTTTAATGAACCGCCTGCTTTTAGTGTAATATAAGCTGTAAATAACTTTCCAAATAAAGGATCATTAAACATTCCGTTTACAGACAGAGTGGCTACCAATTTTTGTAAATCTTCCCAACCTATTTTTGGATCGCCAAATTTACCATTATACTTTTTGAGTACAGCATCAAATGTCTTTTTAAAATTGTCTACATTTTGTGTATCATCAAAATGAGCTAACTCTTCGGATATTGGTATTGTAGGAGCAAAACCAGGCGGTTTTACTCTTCTTATTGTTTGTGGAAGTTTAATTGGTATATTATCCAATTTAAATCTTGCAGATTGTGGTAGTTGATTATATAAATTTTTTAAATCGGTTTGAATACCACTTAGAGTTGAAGCATCAATTTGACCTACTTTAATATCGTCGCCTAAATTATCGCCTACCCTTAAATCGGAAATATTGATATTATCGTAATCTCCACCGGCAACTGGGGGTTGGACTACATCTGAACCGGAAGTACCTGTTTCTCCAGATGTGCCTGTTTGCCCTGATGTGCCTGTTTGCCCTGCTGTACCTGTTTGTCCTGCTGTACCAGATGTAGCAGTTGTATATTTTGATTTATTTGTTTTTATCGAGTTTAATAAATTGTTTAAATCTGTAATATACTTAGCTATATCGTCTGTAATAATACCATCGGTTTTATATTTTTCTAAATTTTTGACTAATTCTAATGAATCTACCGCGCCTAATTCTTTAGCAATATTACCTAATAATTGTGTGATATTTGTTTCTAATTTATCTAAGTTGTCTCCCGTTAATTTTTTACCCTTTATACCCAATGAACCTTTAAGTTTATCAAATAAACCTTCATCCAATATTAATTGCTGGTATAATTCACCACTATAATTTTTTTCGTTCATATTTTATAAGTATAAATTTTTAATCATTTTTTTATAAATTGACTCGTCTAATCCAAGTGAACCCAGAGATTGAGGAGCCGATTGTATCATTTGTGTTCCAGCATTCTTTGCTTGATTAATAGCAGACTGTTTAGCAACATCTGCAGCAGAAACTCCAAAGTCTCTCATAAGTGTAGGATATTGTTGCATTTTTTCAGACAAATTTCCCATCATTTCTCTTGATAATGCGTACAAAGTATCTTTCGCAGTTCCACCAGCATCTGCATTTGCAGCAGCTTGATTTAAAACTTGAGTTAAATGTTGTTTTACCAAAGCTGTTTCTCCAGCATTTTCACCCGCAATCATTTGTGACAAACTTTTAAGAGGTACACCTGTTTTTGATGATAAATAGTTAAAAAATCCAGTTGCTGAAAGACCGGATTGTCCTTGTGATGAACTTTCTTTAACATAATCCAAAAGAAATCTATTCAGTTTATTTGTACTTTCAGCAAATGGTTGCTCTGGATCCATACTCATTGTACCAAATACACCTTTTACTCCTTTGCTGAACACACTTTCGGATGTTGCGTCAGCTGGCAATCCAGCTTTTGCTAAAATTTGTTTTGCTACTTCAGGATTTGCAAGTTTAAATCCTCCAGATACTTGTAAAGCTTGTTGTGCTGCTGTTTCTGTATCTATCACAGATTGTGGTAAACCACCGGTTGCGTTTAAAAGGTTTTGTAGTTGTTCTACATCGCCTCTTGCTGCTTGATTAAATATATACTGTATTGCACGATCTGAATCATTCATTGGATACAACTTTTCAGCGGCTGCTGTCAATTTAGCAGAATATGCAATGTCATCTTCTAGTGCGTTTCTCAATGCTATAGCTCCACCTGATTTTTTTAGTAAATCTTCTAACTGTGGTGTAGTTAATTTTTTAAGACCACCCACAACAGCTGTTGCTGCATCAGCAACACCAGCAGCTTGTGTAACTACATCTCCAGTCGTAGATTGTGGTAAACCACCGGCTGCGTTTATAATTCTATTAAAAGTTCGCACGGACACTTCATTTTCGGGTCTATACAATAAATTTTTAAGTTGGAAGTCCGGACCGCCTTGCCCTTGTGTGTATCGATCTGTCGCTGCCAGGAGCTTTTGATATAACTCTGGATTTTTTTCTTCTAATTGATTCAAAAATTTATCGGGACCACCTGCTTTGCTTACCATATCTTTTAATTGTGATCCGCTTAAATTTTTAAGACCACCCACAACAGTTGTTGCTGCATCCGTTGCATCGGCACTACCCAACAATTTATCATATTGATCTTTTGGAAGGTCTCCCATAAGTTTCAACTTATTGAATATTGTTGTATCTCCTGAAGTACCACCCATTCTCCACAAATCTCTGAATTTTTCTGCTGCGGAAGCATTATCACCACCTGTAATTGATTTTGCTAAATCCTTCGCACTTTCAGGATTCAGTCCTTTATTAGTAAAGAACTTCAATAAACTGTCAGCAGTAGGTGGTTGATCTGGAGGAAATGCTTTATGTAGTTGTGAAGTTAAATTTGATATGTTTGGCATTTTTAATGTTTCCATATCAATTTCAGCTTGTTGAATTGCTGATTTAACTGTGTTAGCTGTATTAGAAAAGATTTTATCCGTTGGTACTCCTTGTTTTGTTAATATAGCGAGTCTACCAGATAAACCGGATTTAAAAAATGATTGTAACTGTACATCAGATACTTTATCTTTATTTGCAAAAAATGTTGCAATTTTTGACGCAGCTGCGTCAGTACTTCGACTAGAATCTGATATAGAAAGATTTTTTATCATTTCATTATATTCGGGAGTTTGTTTGAATTGAGACAAATTCGCGGCACCTTTCATTGCTTTTGCGTACGCAATTGCTTTTGCATCAAGTGTTTGATTTGATATAGCACTTGCTGCTTGATCTGTGCCAGGAACTCCTGTGAAATATGATTTAGCACCATCTAAAAATCCTCCTCCTTTAAAATAACTAAACAATCCTTTAGTTATAGCACCACCGATTAATGACATACCAGTTACTATTACAGCTTTCTTAATAGCGGTACCCCAACTTTCACCCTTTAATCTACCTACGAGAGTTCTTAAAATCAAACCAACGATTACACCTACCGCCAGTGAAGCTCCACCTGTTGCACCTGCTAATGTTACTGAAGCGAATTTTGCACCGTTGATTAATATACCAACAACAACATTTGCCCATTTTGGATTTTTAGTTACAAAGTCTTTTAACCAATTTAAAAAACCGGGTCCAGATGAATCTTTTACATATTCAATGGTACCATCTTCTTTTCTTTTTGCTACAGTCATACTTGGACCCATTTTGCTGTAGATAAATTTCCATGCGGTATCCTGTTTTTTAGCATCTAAAAAGTCGCTTTTAAATTGAGAATACGCCTTCTCCATTTTTTGAAAAGCGCCTGTCAAAATAGAAATCAAAAAATTTACTGTCATCTGTCCTAATTTACTACCCGCGCCAATTGCTTTGGATGTTATTTTTTTAAGAATGCCTGGTTGTGCACCAATATTTTTGGGTATTGATGTTTTAAATGTATCATCCGAGGATAATAATCCAATTTCAGCACTATTGTCTTGATGAAATTTATTTATTAAACCCAAAATATTTTTGCCGGTATCCAAAGCTGGATTGGCAGCAGTTGTTGCATCAGTAGCAGCAGCTTCTTCTAGTAACTTTTTAAAATTAGAATTATTCTGATGTTTTATTTCATTATAGACTCTGCGGGTATTTTTACTTAACTTATATTCTAATAAATGTAATTTGCCTTGTTCTATATATTCGTCTAACATCGCTAGCTCTAATAGCATTTTTTCAAATGCTACATTGGCCTTACGCATTAGTTTAAGATCGTGTTCGTAATAAGGACTTTTTTTGTCAATAGTAAACGTCATAATAATATAAATATTGTAAATAAACTAAGTTTACAAATATATTTAATATGTTAAAATGAAAAGAATGAAGAAAAAAATCATAGAAGTTGATAAAGAAATATCAAAATTAAGCAAAGATTTAAACATTATAAAAAAGATTTATAAACAAGGCGGTTCAGCACACTTAGTATTTAGTCTACTTCCAGAAGAACTTAAACTAGATAAAACTGTGGAAAAAGGTAGACGAGTGTTTACGGCTTATTATCCAGAGTCTCACGATGTATACTTGATTTCATATTACAATCCAGGTGAACCAAGTTATCCATTTGGTGGAGTAAGAGTTTATAACCGTTCATTAGATGAATATAAGGTACTTTATCCTGAAGCAGTTGTTAAACATAAAAATGTAGAGTTCTATAATAGAAATTTAGAATAAAAAAAGATTTGACTGTAGTTACAATGTATGTATAATTAAATTATGTGAGGCTGGTAATCTTACATTGTTAACATTTTACCAATTATTAAATATCAAAAATATCTAATTAGATAATATGTCAAATAAAATCAAGGGTAATGTAACTAAATCGTCAGACAGTGCTAAGTATGTAGTTATTAGGAACGGAGCTAGAGTTTCTGACTCTGAGTATCCTACCAGGGAAGATGCTAAGAGTGAATATGAACATTGGAACCGAATTATTACTAGGTGGCCAGATGGTAGCAAACTTGAAATCGTTGAAGTGAAAGGTAAGTAATTATGGGACTGCGAGAACAAATTAGAAAGGCCAATTCAGAAAGTGAAATTGTTTCACTTCTTTCAAATGGTAATACTTTTGACATGGCAAGTAAACTCACCAAGAGTTCTTGGAAGTCAACTGCTAGACTTAGATTGAGTGAGTTAAACAACCTACCTCCAAAGTCTATTGATAAGCCGGTTGAACCCAAGAAGGTTAAAAACAAGACTAAAAAGAGTTAAAAACTCAACTTTAAATGAAAGGTGTTACTTCACGGTAACGCCTTTTTTTGTTTTTTATTTACCTATTTATTTGGTGAATGACAGAAATAGTTACTCCATTAGTGTTGCCATCGGATTATGACGAAATGGAAAAGTTTATTGTAAGCAATAAAGTCAAATTAACTGAACATATCATAACATCCGTACATTATGCGGTGGTAAATAATTTACAAACTGTAAAAATATTTTGTTTTGATAGATCGGACTTTATTGTGGTTTTAGAATATTCTTCATTCAAGGATAATGTAGAAAACATTTACAATTTCTATTTGGAAAAAGAACTCTACGAGTTCTGTAAGCGTGTTAGTCAACTCAAAAAACTATTAGATACAAATGAGCAAAAAAAACAAAAAAAGAGACACAAGTCCAAAAATTCACCAGAATGATAAACTTAGAGACACTATAAAAATTAACGAAAGAGAATTAACCAGTAAACAAAATGAATTATTAAAAAAGCTTTTAGACAAAAATACAAAAATGGTGTTTATATCTGGTCCGGCGGGTACATCAAAAACTTTTACATCAATATTAGCAGGTTTAAAATTAATTAACGAAAAAAAGGTAAGTGAAATTATTTATGTAAGAAGTGCGGTTGAAAGTAGTGATAGTAAGTTAGGATTTTTGCCAGGTGAAATGGATGAAAAAATGAGTCCTTATATTCAACCGTTGGTGGACAAATTAGAAGAATTATTGCCCAAATGTGATGTTGAAAAACTTAAAAAGGAAGAACGAATACATGGGTTTCCCATCAACTTTTTAAGAGGATTGAATTGGAATGCAAAAGTCATAGTAGCCGATGAAGCACAAAATATGACTAAAAAAGAACTTACAACGCTTATAACAAGAGTTGGAGAGTTCAGCAAATTGTTTATTTGTGGAGATCCAGATCAGAGTGATATTAATGGTAAAAGTGGATTTACATCGATAATGAATGTGTTTGATGATGAAGAAAGTAGACAGAATGGTATATTTATATTTAAGTTTGATGAAAATGACATCGTAAGAAGTGGTCTCGTAAAATTTATATTAAAAAAACTAAAAAAGATACAGTAAACTATAATTATTAATATACTATGCCAATTTTGTCAAATCAAGGAAGAACAGTTCCTGAGTTACCAGCATTAACATCTGGTAATATAGGTAATTCTGATTTTTTAATCATTCAGAACGTCGCAAGCAATTCCACAAAGAAGTCAACTATTACTGATTTTTGTACAAAAGCAGCAAGTATAATCACCAAATTAAATGATTTAGATTTTACTGGTAATAATAATTCCTTTACAGGATCAATTAATAATTTAGACGATCCATACTCAATTTTAACGGATGGAATTCCTAATATAATTAAACGAATTAAAGTTCTGAACTATATTGAATTGGGTGAAAATTCTTCTGTAAATTCGGGTTTTACATCTTATCTAAACGATTTCACTGTAAATCAAACACAAAAAGGTGGAAATACAACTGTACAATTTTTGGGTAACGGTGATGCTTTAAGTAAAATTGACATAAAAGATTATCCAGACGGTTTGAATATGATAAATACGCCTTTAAGTGCGGAATCTATTTCTTCAGATTCATTTATTGGTAATTTAACAGGTAATGTTGTCGGTAATATAAATTACACTGGAGGAACAGGTCAAAGTTACTTTTTCAATTTAAATGTTGATAATCAATTAACTGTTACATATACCACAATTAACAATGCCGATATTAATGGCGGAACGATTGATAATAGTGTCATAGGACATTTCACACCTTCTAGAATTACAGGTTCAAAAATATTGGCTCAAAATGGTATTAAGGGAAATTTAACTGGTAATGTTATCGGCGATTTAGTTGGTAATGTTGACGGAAATGTAACTGGAGATTTAAGTGGAAATGTAAATGGTACATTAAATGGAAACGTAAATGTATCAGCTGGAACAAGTAATATTTTAAATTTAAATGTAAACAATAATCTATTCGCCGCAAATAGTCAATTAACAACTGTAGACATTGATGGTGGAAATGTCGATGATGTTGTCATAGGACATTTCACACCTTCTAGAATTACAGGTTCAAAAATATTGGCTGAAAATGGCATTAAGGGAAATTTAACTGGTAATGTTGTTGGAAACGTTACTGGAAACGTTACTGGAAACGTAACTGGAAACGTAACTGGTAATGTAACAGCAACAACAGTAACAGCAACAACATTTATTGGTGATGACTTTGTTGGTACCAATGAAGCATCAACTGTTAATGTGGGCAATTTGATTGGCGACTTGACAGGCGATGTTTATGGAGATATAAAAACTCCAGCGGAAGAATTGGTGTTAGATTCAGGTACAAGTGAAGCAAAATTTAGCAGGTTTTACGGCACATCGTCATATTCTTTAAGAAATTTGACTTCGTCGTATGCGTTTAAAGCGATCACAGTTGAAGGTTCTGTTCAGAATGCTGTACATGCTACGACAGCAGATTTAGCAGAATCAGCATACACAGCATCATATGTATCACAATTTTCAAATATTAAAACGGGCGCATTAGCATACTATAATGGAAATCAATTAACAAGTTTATCCGATTTAACTTATAAAGGATATTTAGGTGACACTGTTAAATATTTGTCTTTTTCAGGAAGCAACTATTTAAACGCGTTTTTAGTAGATTCTAAAGCTAGTTCTCCAAGTTTAGGACAGTCTTTGTTAATTTTAAGCGTAAATCAAAATCGATCAATAAGAACTCCCGGTGAAGTACTACATGGCCCCGAAAGTTGGATAAGTAAAATAAATGTAAGTGGTAGTTATTTCTTCCAATCATTAGTTACTTCTTTCAATTTCAATAATTCTCAATTTCAGAACTACGCAATTACCAGTCAACAAAATTTGGCAAATGCGATAAAAATTATTCAAAACAACATTTATTATGGGTCTGATCTATGGACACATTCTTCTTTGGGAAGAGATTGTGGTATGGGATTGGGAGTTCAGACATCAAACGATTCGGTTACATCATCTTCTCCTTTACTAGCTAAGTTTCAAATTGATGTTTTTAGTTCTAGTCTAGATTTAAAAGGTAAAGGAGCCTGGTCGGGTAATGCTACAACTAGACTATTTGACAATGCATTTTTGATACGGTATGGATCGGGTAGTTTAACAAATAAATTTTTAATTTCTTCAAAAGGTGATGTATACGCTGCTGGAAATACAAATTTCATTGGATATACAACAGGATCATTTATAGGAAGAACTGGGTGGACAATAAATGGTAAAAACGTGAGTTTCTTCGGTACGGGTAGTCATACAGTAAGCAGTAGTTTTTCGTCTAAGTGTAGTTCGTCTTTAGTAAGTTATAGTTCGAGTTATACATCTTTAATACCTTATCATTTATATTCAAGTGCTAATTATGGTAGTAGAGATGCGAGTGTTGGTGCTTTAACTGCACAGTCTTATTCTTTTCCAATAAACAACGATCCGTCAGGACCTGTTCGGACTAAAGCTTTAGTTGTTCCACCAAAGAAAAAAGTAAGATGGTTCAAAATTACAGGTACTATAATTTCAAACAATCCAAATACTCCATATCAAATCTTTGGTGTTTCTTATAAAGAAAATGTGGGCCCCCTAGATGATGCTAGTACGTTTTGTAGTTCTGGATGGGGCACTGTAATGAAAGCACCAACGGGTTGTCCTATACCATTTACCATTGAAGGTCCACTAAACATAGCAGATAATAGTGTATATTTTAAAGTTTATGCCACGGCGGGTATACCTACCGACAACATGAAAGGATATGTAATTATATACTACGACAATTAATATTTATAATATATGTCAACGCCATGTAACAGTTTAAATGTACAATTAATAAAGGTAAGTCAATTATCTAGTTATTCGTCTATAAAAGATAACGACCAATTAATGATCGTTGAAAATACTGGGGGTTCAAAATATTCAAGACAATCACAACTAAGTGATGTTAGAGGTTATATTTTAGACTCTGGTTTATCCGGATTTCCATTCGGAATATCGTATAATGTAGCAACTGACAGTAATACCATCAATTTTTATGAAACAGGTAAATTTTATACTTTTTCTCACGGTTTAGGTAGTAAACCTGCTTTGGTCAGAGTTGTTTTGTTGTGTAATAGCAATGATGGTTCATTTTTAAATAATGATGAAATCGATATATCAAGTTGTATGAATGAAAATTATAGACAATTGTCTACAGTTACTTCAAATTCAACTTATGTAAAAGTATCGTTTTTAAGTTTTTCTGACATATATGTTTATAATCCGTCAAGTGCTACAACTCTTATTTCATTGAATAAATCGAATTGGCAAATTAAAACTTATGTTTGGAAATAAAAATTATGTCTACTTGTAATGTAATCACTGTAAATCAGATTAAAGTTAGTGATTTGGTCAGATATAGTAGTCTGACTACAAAAGATTTTATTTTAACAATAGAATCAGGATCGTATAATGATTTATATTCTAGACGTAGTACGTTCGGTGATATTGCTAAATACATTTTTACCACAACAGGATCTTTCACCGGTTCATTCAGTGGATCTATAAAAAGAGCTACGGGTAAATTCACAGGAAGTTTTTCAGGCAGTTTGAAAGGATTTTTTACAGGAAGTACTAGAGCTAAACATACTGGTAGTTTTTCTGGAAGTTTTCGTGGTAAAACTACAGGCAGTTTCAGTGGAAGTATATATGGATTTTTATTGAGCAAAACTGCAAAATTAACAGGCAGTTTTAGTGGAAGTTTATACGGTTACCGTGGTAATTTAATTAGTAAAAATGCTAAACTTACAGGTAGTTTTAGTGGAAGTACGCATGGCAATCTGATTAGTAAAAATTCAAAACTTACAGGTAGTTTTAGCGGAAGTTATTTTGGTTCTTTAATAAGCAAAAATTCTAAACTTACAGGTAGTTTTAGCGGAAGTTATTTTGGTTCTTTAATAAGCAAAAATGTTAGGTTGACAGGCAGTTTATCGGGTAGTTTTAAAGGACTAATAAGTGGATCTACTATATATAACCAAAATAGAAAAATAGCATTTTATGGCACTTCTAGTTGTGCTTTTAGTTCAAGTTTTGCTAAGATAACACGATTTTCTTATGGAAATCCAAGTGGTTCCGGTGAAATTAATTTCACACCGTATTGGACAGATGTAAATAAACTTGCTAAAAATGATTACATTGCAAGATCCAGTTCAATGACTGCTGTCGGAGGAGGATGGCCTGCTACTACCGGAAGAACATTGTTATTTAGACCGTTAAACGTTGGAAAACAAGGAACTTTTGGAAGTGGTCTTGTTGGACAACATTTAATTCAGTTTTCGTCATCTACATCAACTCAACCAAGAGTAGATATGTATGATTTGGGATTACAAATTTCAAATAATTATATTAGAACCGCTGCAAGTTTTTCTGTATTTTATTCCGGATCTTACGATGTCGGATTATATTCCGGATTTGGTAAAGATGGAATTCTGAGACCTACCTCAGAAGCTAAAAGTGGGAAGTATGGATTCACAACTTTAGTAGCTAGACAACGTTTACTCGGCGTTGGACACTTTTATCAAGCTTCAAATATAGCTGCACAACTTCACGTTCACTTATCTAGTTCATTTGGATGGCCAGATCATACAATTGAAGGTGGTGGATATGCAAGTGGATATAATCCTAATAAAAATGTGTTTTTAATAACATCGGGTAGTACGTTTACTAAATTAATGAGAGTTAGTGGAAGTGGACAAATGGATGTAAAAGGAGATATTGTTGCTTTTTCAACATTTGCCACATCGGATGAAAGACTCAAAGAAAAGGTAACAACAATTGAAAATGCATTGGATAAAATTGAGTCAATTAATCCGGTTGAATTTTATTGGAAACATAATACTAAAAAAGATTACGGTGTCATCGCACAACAAATCGAACAAATATATCCAGAGTTTGTAACTGAAAATATGGAGGGTTATAAAGTGGTCAAATATAATCCATTAATTGCTTTATTAATAAAATCGGTTCAAGAACTAAAACAAGAAGTAAGTTATTTAAAATCTCAGATAAAATGATATGCCAATCAATATACTTAACAAGTTGGGACCACTTTGTTTTGAAAGTTCTACTATTAATTTCAGTTCAGGATCTTCAATAAACTCATTGTTAGAAAATTTTACAACAATTACGCTACAAGACGTATCATTATCCGCATCGTTAAGCGAATTAGTAAAAAGAAAAGGTAACTACGTAGATGGAACCAACGGTGGAAACATTGGTTCGGGGCTCGTAAATTACGACGGTACTAAACAAATTAGATTTAGTTCATTTTTTAACGCTTCATATTTAAGTGCTTCTATTGAACAAGACAGTAATGGAATTGTAACTGTAAATACATATCCAATTACTATAATCACTAATAATTTTTTGACAGGTAATAGTCAGGATCAAGTATATAAATACAGTTTATATACAAAAAATGGGACGACCACACCAATAACAGATACAAATTTTGAAAAAGTTTATTCAATTACTAGATCGGGAAACAATGTATATAATTTTTATGGTTTAGTTGACACAAATTCTTATAAAATCACTGTAGAAGATTGTTTATCTAATTCGTTTACGTCAAGTATGTTTATTGGTAACTGTACAGACACCGTTATTACACAACCATCTTTTAATTTATCAATTTCTACACTAAGCCTTGACGCCGCAATCAGTTTAATGAAAAAAGAAATAATAGATCTCGGCAATAATATTACTTTGACGCAAAGATTAGATTTAATGGAGGTAATTCTCAATAATTTAGCGTCAGTTATAACAAATTCTAAACTTTTTAAAACACAAAATAATTTAGAACCAATTATTACTTCTAAAGATTCAACCGGATACCAACGTACATACAGATTTACTGGTTTAATATACCAAAATACAAATAAAAATTATATTTACAATGGTTCAGTATATGCGTCTAGTAATGCTGGAAATATACCAGATTATTATTATTCTTTTGAAAATGTAAACACGAAGGGTGACATTAATTTATATATTTTAGGAAGAAATGTAAAAACTGGTACAAATTGTGACGATCCGCCTACAAAAATTGGATACATACCATCTACATTTTATGTGAGAGGACCAACGTGTGGTAAATTAGATTGTGGTGTTGGAAAAACACAAATTTTTTGTAATCCGAAAAACGAAAATCAAGTCAGACACTCCTCCAGTTTTGTAATAACAAATCAAAACGATCATAATTTAACTGTAGTAATTTCAAACGATTCCAACGATTGGACAGATTTTTCTGGCAATATTATCGATGAATATCTCACTCCTATAGAAATATTTCCATCTACACCATTAGTTATTCCACCAAAATCTTTTAAGAAAATAAGTATTGGATTTGGAGTAACGCATTATGCAAACTCCAACCAACCATCTTATTTTGAAATAAGAACTAAAGCTAATTTTTCTTTACCGGATGGACATGGATATGAACCAAGAACTTTAGATTCCGAATTTAAAGCTATTTTTGATAAAAACTCATGTTTGATAGGCGTTACATTTCCAGATTTAGTTTCTCAAACAAGTAATATAGGCAATGTAATTTATATTGGAAAAACTAATGAAACTTGGAGTGCGATTAAAACAAAAATTAAAAATACAATAGATTATGGAACTTTTTCAGATAAATTGTATGCTAACGGTATAATTTCAGCGTTACCTTTGAATGGATGTGAATTGCCTATAAATATTACAGAACAAAATGTAAATTTAACTCTGACTTGGACTTTAGTAACAACATCTCCAATCCAAACTTACGTTTGTAATGATTCACAATTTAGTGGTACTTATAACGTGACAGTTAGTAACGCAACTTATGGTACATCAAATTTTTATATTTACTTCTTAAGAAAAAATGACAGTTCTTTAGGTGCTTATATTAACTTAACTCAATTAGGTGGTACCTCAAATCCATTTTAAAAAATTGACAGTTTTCGGTTTTTGAATAATATATATTTTAGGATGATGTTAGTTATGTCATCTACTGTAGTGCTCGTGTGAGGCTACTAGGTTAATAGGTTAATAACTTAACTATTAAAAGAAAGGAAATATATGAGTATTGTTAGATATAATCCAGCTATGCTGCGTAATGTAGATCGTGATGAGTTTTTAACTCCATTTGATCGTGTTTTTGATGAAGTGTTTGCAACTGCTTTTCCAGAACTAACCAAAGAATTTGGTGTAGGTTTTTTTGAAAAGCAAAGTTATCCACGAGTAGATGTGGTGGACTATAATGATCGTGTTGAAATTCAAGCAGAAATTCCGGGCTTAAGCAAAGATGAAGTCGCTGTAGAAGTGCAAGATAATATACTCACTATTAGCGGACAAAAAGTCAAGAAACTTGAAGATAAAGAGGCCACCGGAAAGTATATTCGTAGAGAATTGAAACATAGTAATTTTAAGCGTAGTTTCACATTGGGTGAAATCATTGATTCTGATAATCCCGAAGCAAAGTTTGAAAATGGACTACTTACGGTAACATTTAGAAAGGTAAAACCAAGTATTCCACCTACTAAGAAGGTAAAGATTCTTTGATAAGTAAATAATGTGTTATGTTAACCCGTCATATAAAGTGACGGGTTTTTTTAATATCTCTATATTTATAGATATGATTAAATTAGAACACCTCGTAATAGCAACTTCTATGCTTATAGCTGGATGTGCCGCTTACTTTAGTGTTTATGGTATTGGTTTATTGTTTTCAGGCGCAACAATAGCAGCTATGATAATGGCAGTATCTTTGGAATTGGGTAAGTTAGTGTCTACCAGTTGGTTATTTAGAAACTGGTATAAGGCTAACATACTGTTAAAAACCTATATGACCGTAGCCGTGTTTGTCTTAATTTGTATAACTTCGTTGGGTATATTTGGTTTTTTGGCCGCGGCATTTCAAAAGAGTTCATTAGAAACAGAATTATCTAACAGTAAGATAGTTGCTTTAGAAGAACAAAAAAGTCAAGAAACTAAGAAAATTGACTCTACAAAACAAGCAATTGATAATTTGTTTAAGTTAAGAAGTAGTCAAGAAGGCAGATTAAGTGAAAGTATGACAAATGCTTTAATTGCAAGAAATCCGATCGCAATGCAAAATCTTCAAAATCAAATAAATGAACAAATTGAAGGTTTAAATAAACAAATGGAAACTGAAAATGAAAAATTAAAAGTTTCCGGTGATAAAGTTGGTAAATTAGATGAAGAAATATTTAATTTAAAAACGGACAATAGTTCTAAAAAGGATATCACTACGTTTAAGTTTGTAGCACAGGAATTTAATACAACTATACAAACAGTTGTTAAGTGGTTTATAATATTATTAATTGGCGTATTTGATCCATTAGCCATAGTTTTACTATTAGCCTATAATACTTCATTAAAAAGAGTAGATTTACAATCAGAAAAAGATTATGAACTTTATGAAGAAACCAAAAAAGAAGAACCAAAAGAAATAAAAGAAATAATTAAAGAAGTTATTGTTGAAAAACCTGTTGAAAAAATCGTTGAAAAAGTAATAGAAGTGGAAAAACCGGTAGAGAAAATTGTTGAGAAAATAGTAGAAGTAGAAAAACCTAGAAAAAGAGTTCCCGGTGTAAGAGGAATGTTTAGTTTTTAAATAAAAAAAGTTATTTTTTATTTAGATTGATATATTTACATATACCGATTATGGATGAAGAACAACTTTTTGAACTTTATAGACTAATTAAACGAGGATATGACAGATCCTGTTGGGACACAATACAAGAATCAATTGATTATATCAGTGAGTATTTAGATACTGACGATGATGTCTCTGAAGAATAAAACTAATGTTATTTACACTATTATTTTTGCTATCAACTTCTTCAATAATCAATGTATTTTTGATCGTTGCTTTACGCCGCGCTTTTAATCAAATTGATATTTTGGAAGATTGGTTGATTGATTTCAAACAATTGATTAATAATACATATAAAAAATTGAAAAACATAGATCAACGTGGTATGTTTGAAAAAGACGACGACGTTGGTGTCGTATTTAAAATTATATTAGAAATAATAGAGCTTACAAATAAACGTATTCAAACTAATGATAATGACAAACCAAGAAATTTTGATGAAAAAGACAAAACTTAAAAAGTCTTCTAGTAAGAAACAAAAATTTAATAAAAAATTAAAGGTTAATAGTGTGAAGAAAACTAAAAAGCCTGAGATTAAAATTGACTTGGTTTTGATAAAGAAAAAAGAAAACAAAACTCCAAAAAAAAATAAACTTGGTATTAAAATTCCGAGAACAATTGACGTAAAGATAGAAACAGAAAAACATGAATCCGAAGAATTTGTAGAAGATAATGATGATGCTCCAAAAAAAAGAAGACGTGGTAGAAATAAAAAAGAAAAGATATATTTTAGTAAAAAAACAGAAGAAGCTATTATAGAATATAATGCCGAAACGTGTGATAGAAAACGTAATGAAATTTACGAAAACAAAATTAAGTTTAGTTTCGAAAAGCTGGTTGAAAACATATTCAATACATTTAAGTTTACTTATTTTGACAACAGTCCATTAGAAATTCAAAAAGAAACGGTAAGTCATTTGGTGTCTAACATACATAAATTTCAAGCAGGTAAGGGTAAAGCATTTAGTTATTTTAGTATTGTAGCAAAAAACTATCTTATTTTTCACAATAATAACAACTATAAGAGATATAATCAACATGTAGATATTAGTGATACTCCAAGTGAAACGTCTGTCTGTTTACAAACTGAAGATGCACATTATAAAAATGTACAAACACAAGAGTTTATGAAACTTTTAGTTGCATATTGGGAAAAAAATGTACATAAAATATTTAATAAAGTTAAAGACTTGCATATAGCATATGCGGTAATTGAATTATTTAGAAATTGTGATAGATTAGAGAATTTCAATAAAAAGACATTATATTTGTATATACGAGAGATGAGTAATTGTAAAACTCAACAGATAACCAAGATTATAAACAAAATGAAAGGTTATCAAGATACAATAGTTGAAAATTATCACAATGAAGGTACACTTTAATTAAAATAACAATTAGTTACAAAACCACTCAATTATTTGAGTGGTTTTTCTATTTATAGTCATATGGATTTAAACTTTGAAATTTATAAAGGTAAGAATTTTTCAAATCTTTGCAAAGATATAGTTAAAAACTCAGAAAATAAAAAGGATCAAATAGATATTTTGATTTCTGAGTTAAGAACACTAATTAAAACTGTAAATGACGCTGTTATAATTGTCCCGTTGATAAAAGATTATTATGATGTGGGTGTTAAAAATGATGAACAGTTAATTAAATTGGCAGCTGTTGTACAACGATTGGTAGCTAAAGGACAAGAAACCGGTGAAGGTAATGCTATGATACTTAGTGAAGAAGATCGTAAACAATTGATGGAAGAGGTAATTACCATAAGTAAAGGTGAATGATTATGATTTCCACGGATGTATCTAAAATTAAAAAGAACGTTGATTTAAAAGATCAAAAAATTAAAGATCTTGTTGATATAAATTCACCTGTACAAATCGCAGTTGTTGTAGACGTTATAAGTACTCAATTACATGTTAAATTACAAGACCAATCAAAACCAATGGTCAATCCTCAACATTTACCATTGAACTACAAAAATGAACCAGCTTCTATAAAAGATGTTGATTACAGTTATTTAGGCAGAGCTAAAATTCGTATATTATCTCAAGAGAAAAAAACGCCGAAAGAAAAACTACCTTGGGCAATTCCATTAGACCAGACAATTACACAATATCCTTTAGTAAATGAATTGGTAGTTGTTCAAAAAGTAGGAGATACGTACTATTATTCAAAACCTTTTAATAAAAACAATTTCCCAAACAATTTAGATTATTCGGTTGAAACAGTTTATAGTGAAGACGGTAAATCAGCGGTTCCTTTTTATTACGACGGAGAAAGACAAACATATACAGCCGCGCCAATATATTCAAAATATAATAATTTAGGTTATGCAGGTGAATATTTTATTCAAAACCCATTTATAAGAAATGTAGTAAAATATGAGGGGGATACAACAATTGAAAGTAGATTTGGACAATCAATAAGATTTTCAGCTTATGATGATAACAGATTAATTGACAAAACTAACCTGTATGCTTCATATACGGTCAGTGATAAATTAGTAAATTCAAAGGGGGGTGGTTATGGTAATCCTATGATTATCATTAGAAATCGTCAAAGAAATATATCACAAGATAAAGACACACCAGGAGTACATCGTAAACTACCGAGAATACCGAAAATAACTGAAAAAGAAAAAAATTTCGGTGGTCAAATTGAAGAAGATATAAATAACGATGGCAGTACTATAGCAATTACAAGCGGCGCTACAACGAGTAAATTTGTAACTTCGGTATATAAATCAATATTCGGAGTAAGTGTTGATAAACAACCAACTGAAGAACAGATTAAATTTAATCCGGAGAATTCAACAACATTTGTTTATCCCATTTTATCCGGAGACCAGATTGTTATAAATTCAGATCGCATTGTAATGCAGAGTAGATTGGCAGAAACTATTCATTTTAGTAAAGCTAGATACGCTATATCAACTGACAGTGAATACACAGTTGACGCAAATGATCAAATTGTGCTTAGTACTAATAGACTAACTTGTTTAAATTCACCACAGATATTTTTAGGACAATATGGAGAAACAAACGAACCAGTTTTACTTGGTCAAACTACTGTAGATTGGTTATATGATTTGTGTAATTGGTTGTTAGATCACGTGCATTGGTATCATCATGTACATCCATATCCTCATAGTCATCCTGACGCAGGAGGTGAAAGTCCGGGTATAACAGTTGACGCTAACCCCGATCAAACACAAATACCTGTTCAACAAATTAAACTTCAGTTATTAAGAGATAGTCTACACAAATCTTTAAGCAGACGAGTCTTTGTAACAGGCGGCGGTTACGCACCTGGTAGCAACGGGGTTAAACCAATTGGAAGTGAAGGTGATTGTAAAAATCCGGTAGAAATTAATACCGTAACAGGACAAGGTGTTGTAGGTGATTTCAAAGGTCGCAATCGCCGTGAAGGTCCGGTACAGATTGAATTTGAATTTGAGGATTGATATTATGGCAACAAAAAAATATTATTTTGCATATAAACAAACTATTCAATGGAATCGCATTTTTTCACCGAATCAATTTAGAAAAGATTGGAATTCTTTCGTTTCAAACATAGATTTACAAAATCCTAATTTAATATCCGAACAAGATGTATCTTTGATATTTGATGTTAAAACTAGAAATTTAACTCCAGACGCTAGTTTTCCAAATCAAATTGAATTTTCTGTAGAAGGGGTTGTCTCAGATACTCCGAATGAAAAAGGTTTTTATAGAGCACTTCTTACAGGAGGTACAAAAATTGAAAGTACGGAGGCTAATAGAAAAATACGAACTGTCGCGGGAGCAACAAGTAAAACGGATATTAGAGAAAGACCTAGCCCAGGAGAATCGGTATCAGTATCTTTAATAAATCTTCGTGAATCTTTTATACAAACACTTAAAGGTCAATTAGCGGATGATGGTTTTACAATAGAACCAGATGCTATTTTTATAGATCCAGATCCGGCTTTGCCAGGCCCACCTACTCAAACTGTATCCGGAATTACAAATAAACCACCTGTAGTTGATAACCCTAATGTAAAATTACCTTCACAAGAAGTAAAAAGTCTCACTGCAACATCGGCAACAGATGCGGTTGGTCAAGCAAAAAGTTCAGTTTCCAATACTACCAATCAAGTTCAAGGCGCAGCAAGTGGTGCAGTAAGTCAAGCTCAAGGCGCAGCAAGTGGTGCAGTAAGTCAAGCTCAAGGCGCAGCAAGTGGTGCAGTAAGTCAAGCTCAAGGCGCAGCAAGTGGTACTTTAAATGAAGCCAAAAGTAGTTTAAATAAAGCACAGGATTCTCTCAATAAAGCACAAACTTCAGTAACTTCAACAGTAACTTCTACAACCGATAAATTAAATCCAAAAGGTTCAATTCCGGACGGTCTTGGTAAAGATTGGTCTTCTGATAAATTTAGTCCACAATCTATAGCGGGAAATACAAAATATGTTGATCCTAAAACTGGTACGATCGGTTCTACGTCAACTCTAGCTAAGACATTAGGAGGCGCAGCTTTAGGTGGAGGTATTGGTGCTGGTATTGGAGCAATAACCGGAGGCGGTCAAGGAGCTTTAATTGGTGGTTTAAGTGGTGGTGCAATAGGGGCTGGAGCTTCTTTAGGCGGAATTGGCGGCACAGCATTAGCGGGTGCCGGATTAGGAGGTGGTATTGGAGCAGCGGTTGGTGGTGGACAAGGAGCTTTAATTGGTGGTTTAAGTGGTGGTGCAATAGGAGCTGGCGCTTCTTTAGGCGGAATTGGCGGCACAGCATTAGCGGGTGCCGGATTAGGAGGTGGTATTGGAGCAGCGGTTGGTGGTGGACAGGGAGCTTTAATAGGAACTGCAAGTGGAGGGGTTATTGGTGCTGCTGCTGCTAAATTAGCTAAAGTACAAAATGGTATGCCAAAACCAAAAATACCAAAACCACTAAACACACCTCGTATTAAGACTGTTAAAATACCCAGACCTGATAGCACAAAAGGCGCTCAAACATTATTAAATTTACCTAAATCGCCTACATTTAGATAATTATATATTATATTATGAAAATAGACGCATTAAAAGAATACATTCATAAAACAGTACAACAAGAAATTCGCAATGTTCTTAAAGAAGAACTCAAAAGTCAATTGGCCGAAATACTTTTAGGTAATCAATTTAAGAATAATACCAACACTTCAGTTCACACAGAGTCTTTTCTTGAAAAAACTGACTCGTTAATAGAAGAGGAAATGCAAGAACAGCCTCTGAAACCTAAGAAACAAGTAAGGTATACATCTAATCCAGTATTAAATGAAATTTTGAATCAAACTAAAGGTGGTGTACCTAGAGAAGGTGAATTGGTGGGTTTAATTGGTGATAGGTTTGATGAAAATGTAGGGAAAGAACAAATTAATGAAATAAAAGTACCTGAAAACGCTCCGAAAGAAATAAAAACTGTATATCAAGCTATGACAAAAGATTACAGATCTTTGATGAAAGCTGTAGACAAGAAAAGAAATAAGGGATAAAAATGGTTAAAAAAGCAATAGGACTTAAAATACCATTTAGATTAGGTCGAGATGGTTATTTTGAAATGAATACTGATACAGTTTCACAAGTATCAAGTAATATTCGCAATCTATTGCTTACTAAACCAGGCGAAAGACGTTTCAATAATACGTTTGGATCGTCTTTATATAAGTTTTTATTTGAACAAAATAATTTAGACGAATCCAAAGACATTTTAGTAAATTTAATACAGAACGATTTAGATAAATTTATGAACGGTGTTATAGTAACAGACATTAAAGTAAAATTAAGTGATAATCAGATCGTTAATAATGATCAAACTAAAATATTTATAAGTGTAGATTTTACATATAGAGATCTGTTGGGTAAAACTGAAGTAACAATTACAAACAACAATTTATAATGACACAGTTAATAAATAAAACATTTAAAGCTAATACAAAAGACGTTTTGTATTTAAACCGTGATTTTACTTCATTAAAACAGCAGCTTATCGATTTTACTAAACAATATTATCCACAAAGTTATAGAGATTTTAGTGAAAGTTCACCAGGACAAATTTTTATAGAACAAGCATCTTTTGTTGGCGATGTACTTTCATACTACACAGATTATCAGTTTAAAGAAAGTTTTATTCAATTTGCAGGAGAACGAAAGAATTTGATTAATTTAGCCCAATTTTTAGGTTACAAACCAAAAGTCTCTTCTGTTTCGAGTGTAGATGTAGATTTATATCAACTTGTTCCATCATTAAGATCCGTTGCAACCAATGAAAATTACATACCAGACGAACGGTATTGTTTAATCTTAAGTCCGTATACACAATTGTCTAGTGTGAATGGTATATATTTTATAATCGAGGATAGTGTCGATTTTAGTGAAGATACATCATTTTCGCCAAGAGAAATTAGCGTATACAGTAGAGACAATACAGGAGCACCTCTATTTTATTTACTTAAAAAAACCGTTAAAGCATATTCTGGTAGAATTGTTGTAAAACAAATTTCAGTTGGCGATCCTCAATCTTTTTTAAAGTTAAAATTGGACGAGACTGATGTTGTAAAAATTATAAGTATTGTCGATTCAAATAATATAAATTATTATGAAGCACAATATTTGGCTCAAGACACGATTCCGATTGTAGTTGACAATGTACCATTGACAAATCAAACTCTTTCAAAATACAAGGCGCAAACTCCTAAAATTCTTAAATATTTAAGAACAGAAAATCGTTTTATTACAACCGTCGATCAAAATAATTTTACTTATTTACAATTTGGAGCAAATACAGAAAATTTTCAGAACACAATTGTTATTCCAAATCCTTCAAATGTAGGCATCGGGTTATCCAATCTAAAAAACTTAAATATTAGTCTTGATGGTACAAATGTTTTGAAAAATGATTCATATGGTATTAGCCCATCAAATACTACACTAACGATAACATATATAGTGGGTGGTGGTTTAGATTCAAATGTAAATTCGGAAGAAATAAATAGACTATCTTCTACGAATTATTTAAATGATTTAACTTCATTAACAGATAGCGAAGTTATTTTACTAAATAATCTTAAAAATTCACTGAGGGTTTCAAATCTAAATGCATCTACAGGTGGAGGTGAATCGGATACAAATGAACAAATACGACAAAATTCCATATTGAATTTTTCTTCACAAAATCGTATGATAACTGAAGAAGATTACTTACTTAGAGTATATTCTTTACCATCATATCTAGGAAGTATTGCTAAAGCTTATGTGGAAAGTAATGCAACTAGACAAATTCAATATAATGGGTTAATTAAAGGATTGGTTTCTACATCAAATAATGAAACATTAGATCTTTCACCTTTAAATCCCTTAGATCGTCAAAAGTTTTTACAATCAAATAATCCATTTACAAATAATTTATACGTACTCGGATATGATCGTAATAAAAAATTAACTAAGATAAATCCGGCAACATTACAAAATTTAGTTAATTATTTAAACAATTTCAAAATTATTACAGATAAAATTAATATTTTGGATGGTTATATAATAAACCTTGGAATTGATTTTAAAATCACAGTTTTTCAAGGATTTAATAAAAAAGATGTTTTAAATACTTGTATACAAACCGTTCAAACTTTCTTTAATATTGACAATTTGTCATTCAATCAACCTATTAATCTCAGTCAATTAACATTTGAAATAATGAAAAATGAAGGTGTACAATCGGTTATTGAAATTAAAATTAAAAATTTAACAATTGACGATGGAGATTATTCACCAATTGCATATAACTTGAGTATAGCAACTCAGAATAATATTATTTATCCATCAAAAGATCCATCTGTCTTTGAAATTAAATACGCAAGTAGTGATATCAAAGGACTTGTAGTTTAATATGCATACTTTTATTTATCCATCACAAGATACATACATAAACAATTCAACAAAATATGTTGATAAAAATTTTGGTTTAGACGAGATACTTGAAATTTACGCTTCAAATTTGGGTAAAAAAACCGTCTTTTTAGATAATTTTTGGCATGCACAACCCGAAACAACTTCTTCTTATGGAAATGAAGGTTGGTTAGCATACAGTACATCATCAATTTTTATTTATTCTGGAAGCAAATGGTACGCTTTCGGACTAACTTCTTCAGTAATACCAAACACGTCTTTTATAGCTAATTTTACAGGTAGATTGTCGAATGTAACTACTAATCCAAAAAAACCACTTTATATTTCAGGATCTGCAAATTTTGCATCTGGATCTTTCACAGGCAGTATGAATATAACAAGTTACTCATTCTTCACTGGAAGTTGGAGTACGGGTAGTTTTTCTGGTTCTGTGAAAGTTGGTAGTTTTTTTACAAATTTAAAAGTAAATAACATTACATACACAACAAGTCCATTAACGTCATCTTTGACAGGCACAGGAAGCTTTAAAAAATTAAGAGGAAAAATACTGGGTAAATCAAATACAGGTATACCTTGTAGTTCTAGTTTTTATTCTCCGGTAAAAGCATTTAAATCAGGATCATTTACAGGAAGTTTTAGTGGTTCAAATTCTAAGTTATACATAGAAACTTTAACATCCAGTAATTTATATTTTACGGATGTGAAAAACTTTATAGGTTATTTTAAAGGAATATACACGGGTTCTTTTAAAAGACCACTGACGGCCGATTATTTAATCACTCCGGAATTTACAAGAACACTTTTAAAATTTGATATAAATTCTTTAAGTCAATCTATTTCTACAAATGAAATTAGTAGTTCGAATTTAGAATGTATTTTAAATTTAAAAGCATGTGGATCGAGAAATTTACCACTGGATTATAAAATTTATGCATATCCAATAAGTCAAAGTTGGAATAATGGTAACGGAAGATATGCCGACAATGGATCCGATTATGGATGTAGTTGGAATTACAAAAATTATTTAGAAAATGGTTTGTGGTATGGTAACGCATTAACTAATAGTTATCAAAAAGTTGATTATCTTTTGACATCATCATATTCATCTGCTAGTTTTCAAAATCAGGGTGGTACTTGGTTTTATAATGTACCTGCTTCTTATATAAACAAACCGAAATGGATTTGTAGTTCTTCTAAATATACACCATTATCAAACTTAAGTTTAATCTGCAGTCAATCGTTCAGTTACGGACAACAAAGTGATATCAAAATGGATATAACTAGTATAGTTAGAAGTTGGTTATGTGGATGTGTACCAAATCAAGGTTTAATATTATTAACCTCGTTTGAATTATCTACACCCCCACTTCAAAATACTAATGGATTACTTCAGTTTTTTAGTAAAGAAACTAATACAATTTATAGTCCCTATATCGACATCGCTTGGGATGATAGTGTATTCAACACCGGAAGTTTATCTCCTCTTACTGGGTCTGTACAAAATCTCTTTGACATCCAATATTTGAAAAACGAATATAAAGCTGGAAGTATACCAAGAATATTTGTGTTTGCTAGAGACAAATATCCATTGAAACAGTTTAATAAGGCCTATCAACAACCGAATAATATTACACCAAAGTATTTACCAACCAGTTCATATTACATGATTAAAGATGCTGAATCTGAAGAGGTTTTAATAGATTTCAGTAATTATACTAAATTGAGCTGTGACGCGAATCTTGGCAATTATTTCGTTTTACAAACAGCCGGATTACCTCAAGAAAGATATTTAACTATATTTATAAAAATAGTTTATGCTGACAACACTGTAGATATTATTAATACTAATAAAGTATTTAAAATAATAAGATAACATGGCAAATATACCATTAATATACGATGTCTCATTATCGGATGTACAAAAATTTAAAGATTTAGGTATATTCGATAATAATTTTGATAATTTTGGTAACGTGCAATTGGTATTTAACGTTTCTCAATCTTACGATGGAAAATATAATTATGTAAAAATTCCAATTAAAAATTTTGAATATAACGATTTAAAAATAAGAGATACAAATACAGTTGAATTTTCCGAATTAAGCAGTCCAATTATTGAGGAAAAAAGAAACTTAACAGATGTTATTGTACAATACAACAATTTAATTGAAGAAAATAGAATTTTAAATCAAACTGTAAATGAACTTATTGAAAAATACGAAAATAATGATGATAAACAAGTTATTGCGGCGATGAAATCTGAAATTGTTAATTTACGAATAAAATTGCGTCAAGGAAATGTCTCATCGGATTTTTCAGACGATTTTCCATTCTTACCATTAAACACTTAATATGCCTTACGATTATTTAACAATAAACGAAAATAGTTTGAACGTTGGCATTGTAAGTGCTTCATATCTAAATGAAGATTTACAAAAATTATACGAACAAACTTTAGTACCTGAAAAGGGATTTTTTGGAGATGGTGACGATGATATTGTAGAATTCACTTTATATGACAATAATCAAAATCCTTTAAGTTTTAATAGAATTATTCCTAAAGTAACATATTCTGTTGTACAGGGATCTTACAGAGACATAAATAATCAATTACAAAGTTATAATTACGCAAATCCAAATACAAACGTTGTAAGATATAATGATCAAATACTCGTTCATTCACAATTTGATTTAAAATCAAATGAAGTTGGACCGGGACTGTATTATTTACTTTATAATCCTATTAGAAATATTGCTGGAAATAATACGAATAAATTAGTTGTTAAAGAAATTTCGCCTAGTAGAACTGAATTAAGATTGTCTTATGCATTTGATCAGACTAAAAATGAAAAGTCTAGATTAGATGCTATTAAAATTCGAACGTTTGCCGATAAAAAATATTTGTTATTACAAATCGAAGACGATTTTATCTACATAGTTGAAAATAATCCAATTGAACAAAATTTTGCTAATAATGAAAATAGTTTTAATTTATATGAAATTGCGCAATTATTAGGATTAAAATCGAAATCGGAACTACAAGAATTTATTTATAGCACATATAACGGGTTTGATAAAATTATAAAAACAAATATTAATCAATATGATGATGTGTTGGAAACTAAAAAATTCGTTGGTATTTCAGAACAAATTAAAAATTTTTCTTATAGATACAACGATGTTGAATTTACAAAGGAGGAAATATTAGATTCAATAAGAATAATTGTACAAAAAGTTAGTCAGGATAGAATTTTAGAACGTACTTCTCTCAATTCAATTTCATTGATTACGGTTTTAAATTTATTTACAAAAGTAATTTATACAGATTGGTTGTTACCACAAGTCGAAAAACTTTTGGATGATTATTATAATAATTTTTATTCTTTTTATAAAAATGCATTAAATTTTGATAATGGCAATTTATTTACAATACTAAATCATACAAGTTATTTTAATAAGACTGAAAATTCGATTAATATACAATTAAAATTAGATCAACCTTTACCAACACAATATGAAGTAAAGAATTTTTGTTGGATATCTAATATCTCTATAACACCCATTTATTTCAAGGTTAATTTATTTACAAAACAACTATCTAGAAAAGTTTTTCTAAACGGTGTTAATTTCAACGTCGAAGTACCAACTATTAGTGCGACAAATCAACAATTCGAAGATTTAAACGAAAATACACTCGATTATGCTAACGTAAAATTAAAACAAAAAATAAACGATTTATTTATTGATTTCAACGATTTCAACAATTTTATTAATTATTCTTCTGCGGAACTAAGAACTAAAGTTGCTAAAAATAAAATTTTACAATACTACAAAATAGATTTGGAAAAAAATCAAATAAAAACGAAAGCCAATAGTTCTGTTTACTCAATTTCTGCATCTTATTCGTCGGATTTAAAAAGTAAAACCAAAGAACAAATTAATTTATTAAATTCATTTGATGATTACGAAGCATATTTGTTCTTTAACACATCCAGTATTAATGAAAAAATTGAAAATGGAACATCTTTTGATAAAAATAATTTTAACAGTTTAGTATATCAGTTACCGGAATATGTAAAAACCGATATAGAATCCGCTGATTATATAAAATTTACAGCAATGGTTGGACATTTTTTCGACAATATATTGGTATACATAAAAAAGTTTCCTAAAAATTATCCTATATCTACAAACGATTCTAACTATTACCCCAAAAACTATGTTGAAGAACTTTTAAATTCATTAAATTGGAATGTTGATATAAATAAATTTGAACAAAGTAACTTAAATCAGTTATACTTTAATAACAGTGAAACAACAGGTTCATTATCGTCTTCTTACTTTGATTATGCAAAGTCGATTTTAAATAGACTTACGAATAATATAAGTGCGATTTACAAATCCAAAGGTACATCTACATCCTTCGATTTAATCAGAACAATTTTTGGTATTCCATCAGAACTTTTACAGTTAAAAGAATATGGTAGTTCTGATATTTTATCTAATAGAAGTACTTTTTATGAATATGAAGACTTAAAATATTTTTTAAGTTTTGGTAAAGATAATTACGTAACATTTAATCACACAGGTAGCGATTCTGTTTTTATTGAATCTGAATTTCAATCTGAAAATTATTTTAATAATAATTTAACTAAGAGTATTGAATATACAGCTGTATATCAAGGTGTATCCACCGTTGAATTTTCTTTTAAATTAAATTCTAAAGATTATAATTTTGAAGATAAAATACCTTTAGTTTCGAAACACAGAACAAATCAAGATTGGAAAATTTATTTAAAAAAATCAAAACAAGATATTTCCGGTAAATTAATTTTCGAATTTACGCCTAAAGAAACCCAAAAAACATCCAGTATTGTAAGTTTGGAACTTCCACTTTTTAATGGAAATATTTTTACTACAATGGTGAGACGACAAGTTTTACCCGGATTTGTATTTGATTCTCCCAGAATAAGTGCTAGTTATCACACAAATCAATATCCATCTCTAATATTAGAAAATCAACCATCATTTAATAATTTTGTTATTGAGGATGATGGCGATTTCGTTGTAACTTCGCCTATAAAGCAAAGTTTAACTCAATCATTTTTTATTGAAAATTTGAGGAGATATGTCCCTCATTTGTATACTTTAGAAGTAAATCAATATGATGGTAAAGATCAAATTTTTAATAGTAAAACTGAAAAGATTTTTACTTACGAAACAAATCAATATTTTTCATCCGGAAGTTATTTTGTAGGAAATTATTCTGGCTCTACAACATTTATCGGTAACATTGACAAAATAAAGATATTTAAAGACGCAATAAGCGATTCAGACTTTCTAGAACATTCTTATAACACAGATTCAATATCAATTGAAAGTAAATCGGAAGTTTATAGTAATTTGTTTTATTTGTGGAGTTTCGACACACCTATAAATTTATATAACTCGGCTTCTCTAAGCAGTTCTGTTTTAAATCAAAATTCTTATTGGCCGTATAATTATTTTCTAGCTTTTAATTTCAAACAAAAGTCAAAATATTTCGATTCACCAATTTGTGCTACACTAAATGTAGACGAATTTCCGTATCAATTTGATACACTAAAAATTAAACAAGCTATTAATACAAATAATTTTGGACCTAATTTTGCTGGAAATAATAAAATTAGTAAAATTTCAGAAACGATATCATCTAATTTAGTACCATATGATTATTCAACTACATTTAGTGATATTATTGGAGATGATTCGAGTTTGGTACAATTCGGCATTTCACCATATAATTTTTTAAACAATAAAATTAAAGATTTTATCGGTAAAGAAGGCATTACTAATATAATTGGAAATCCAAAATATTTAAATTCACAAGAGTATCCGGAACTTATAAGTTTACAAAAAGAATTTAAAAAATTTAACAAAAAATACATATATCCTCAAGAATCATATAGTACATATAAATTTTATATAGACTTTTCTATATTTGATTTTGTTAAAAATTTGAAGCCATCCAGAGTAAATTTATTAACCGGTTTAATATTAGAACCTAGTTTATTTGAAAGAATAAAGTTTAATTTCAAAGACATAGATTTTTCTAATTCAGATATATTGTCTATAAAGATAGATAACCAAGCTAAACTTAGAACAAATTTTTATAATACTTCTAATACATCAAGTAATTCAACAATTAACACACTGGAAAATATCTTTAAAAAAGATTTTAACACTTATAATTATTCTATGTTTGAAATCAAAGATATAATTGACAGTAGAGACTTTATATTTAGTAAATATGGAAAAATTGTTAATTTAAACAATAATGGGTTTCTAGTAAGAGAAACTCCTTTGATATCTGAAAAAGACTATTACCTTTTAGTAAATAATACAAATTCTGGAAATGGCGCAAGTGGAACTTCCGGAGGAGGTGGTAGTGGAACTTCGGGTACTGCCGGTACTAGTGGAATTTCGGGAGGTGTTTCTAGAAATAATTTAAATGGATATGTATCTTCGTTTACATCATCCTATAATCGTATAGAAATAATAGGTTCTGGATCCGGTTATACTTTAAACAATAATCCCGACAGTACTCAAGGAATGTCGGGTACCACTGGTACAGCAGGTATAGTTTATGGATATAATATTCAAGTAACAGGTAGCAAAAAATTAAAAAATTTGTATAAAGGTGAACAAAATAGTGGTTATTCACGGTTTCATGTTAGTAAAAAAACTTTGCCTGGTTCAAATTACAGTTATACCGCAGTTTCGTCCTCCAACTATTTAATTACAAATGGGATAAAAATGCTTGTAAATCCTAAAAATGCAAAAATAGAGTATTATACGTTTACTAAAGGTAAAAATGATAAAACTACCACGATAAATAGAAACGGATTACCTAACGGATCCGACCCTATAATAACAATTCCGGGGTTTTTAAGTTTAGACATAGATTCAAATAATTTCCCAATTTATGGTGAATTAACGGGATCTGCTGGTAATCCCACAAGTTTATTTAAATCATTACCACTTTCAGCTTCTCAATGTACGAGTGCAAGTTTGAATACTTATATAAACAATTTATAATATATTTTTTAGATAAAAAGTAAAAATCAAACATAATTATTGTATATGGCATACTTAGACAACAATGTTCTTACTGTTAACGCAGTATTAACGAAAAAAGGACGTGAAATTTTAGCAAAAACTGGCGGTTTAAATATAACCGCTTTCGCTCTTGCAGACGATGAAATTGATTATACACAGTTTAATCCGAATCATCCGTTAGGTAGCGCTTTCTATGATATATCAATTCGTAATACGCCTATAATGGAACCAATTACAGACGAGTCCCAACTTATGAAATATAAACTCGTTACATTAAATGATGGTGTAACGGCGGTTCCAACAATAAGCGTAGCACAAACTGTAATTACAGTAGATCGTAATTATACAGGTGAAATTTTAATTAGTCCAAGTACAAATCCTACATACAACGTAACACTTGGATATACAGCAATTCTAGCAAATAAAGATGTTGGAACATTAATTGTAACAGAAACCAATAGTTTAAATTCAACGTCGGCTACTGTACCGTCATTTACTGGAGATCTATCTTCACAAACTTCACAATCCGTGGTAGGAAACAAATTTAGATTCATACCAAACGCCGGTTTAGCAAAAACTACTACTACAAACATTACGATAATTGGTAATGAAAGTGGTGGTAATACATCTATAACGGTTACAGTAACCGTACCAACAACTTAATAAAAATCTATGATATTTAGCAAATTTAACACTGACGATATTGTAATCGGAAGAATTAATCAAGTTTCTTCTGGAATGTTTGGTACCGGTAGTTTGTTTGTACAACAATCCACATTTGTTACTCAATCAGGCGTTTATGGTCAAGGCAATCAATTAACCGGATCGTCTCCATATGACGTTAAAAATGGTCAATATTATCTCGATGTATATTCTGGAAGTGATTTATATTTTGACATTGCGTATGGAGATTATGCAAATAGCGGTAGTTCAAAATTTGATGTATTGACATACGACACTCCTGTCTTAGCCAATGAAACTAAGGTTATATATTCTCAGTATAAGAATGTATTATTACAACCAGGCGACGATTTATTTAGTTTTGCGTCGGGAAGCTTAAATACAACTATAGACAGCGAAGCTATTTACGTTTTGAACTTTGCTTCAAACAAATTTAAAGATCAAATCGATCCTGGTCAAATACAAATTTGCTTAAGTGGAGCAATTTCTCCAAATAAATTTTCATTCATTGACGATTCACAAATTATTAATAAACAACAAAATGTTTATAATTTAATTTCGGGTTCAATTATAAACGGAGTACCCACTCCATATTTAAAGAATGGATCTCCGGTTTACAATGGAATTGGATTATTCTACCCATCTAATGGCATAGTCGTATTTAACGCGATACAATTGGACACGGTAGTAGGTATAACATCAACTGTCAATACTCCTTCATTATTTCAAATTAGAAACCGTAATACTTATTCAAATAACGGTTCCAATCCATTTAGAGCTGGTTATTGGAGACTCTGGACCCACGATTTATTCTTGACATTAAAACGTTCAAGTGGTTTAATGGGAATACGTAAATCTGAATTTGTTCCTTCGACTAACTATTTCGTTAGAGTTAAAAACAAAGAATTTAACTATAGTAATAATCCTACGTTTGTATCAGATGGTACTGATGGTAAAACAAAAGGTACAATTATTTATCCAGATTTAATTAATAATCCTAGAACTTACTTGACATCGGTTGGATTATATAATGATAATAACGAACTTTTAGCTATAGGTAAATTAAGCAAACCAACACAAAAATCGTTTGATAATGAATTACTTATCAAAGTAAGAATTGATTTTTAATTCAGTTATATAAATTCTCTAAAATTTCCTATTTATATAGGAATGATTAAATTTTTCAAAACTCAAGATGTTTTAACGACTAGATTCGTGGCCACAAAACCACAGTTAATTGATAACATCTTAGTTGATTTAATTTTAGGCAATAACAACGAAGACACACTTTTTCCAATCACGATTCCATTTTTAGCATGCGATCATAATAAATCCGGTAGTTGTCAGCCAATTAAAATTGATAATGCTTATTTAGCGAATAGTAATTTTATTCAAGAAGACATTCCCACATTTGAAATTGGCAAACAAATTAATTCCAGTTCAGTATTTTATCCTTCTGGCAGTGCTGGTTGGTCAAATGAAACCAATCCTGTAAATTATAACGGAAGTTATAAAGGACAAGTATATAATACTATTAAAAAAATGTATTATAACGATTATAACAATAGTTACAATATATTTGGTTTGAACGATTTAAATTTACAAACAAAAAAATTAAATTTAACTAACGAATTTTCTTTATATTCTTTGTCAATAGATCAAGCCGGAGATACAATTCGTCCTAAAACATTGATGATTATAAATCAAACCGGAGATGTTTTATCAGACGTTTTTGATGATGGAAACAATAGTTTATATTTAACAGGAAGCCACTTTGTAAATTATTATCAATTTACATCAAATAACACAAGTTTAGTAACTAGTTATGGCCAATACGGCTTAAGTAGTTATCTGCAAAATTCGTAATTATGAGTCTTTTAAACGTATATAATGAAAGATACGGACATATAGTTGCTACAAACGGTGATTATATAGCAATTGGCAATCCTCCATCAAAAAATTGGAGTTATAATGAAGGATTTGGTAGAATTGGAGAAATTATATTAATAAAGAAAAATAATTATAAAAACAATTATTCGGTTGTAAAGTCGTTTAAAAATTTATTTAATAGAAATATAATAAATCCATATTATACTGAACAAAGTGCTAGTAATTTAAATACATCATCGTTTATTGCAAATTCCGGTAGTTTGTCAAATGTTAATACAAGTTGTAGCTTTCTAGTTTTAGAAAAAAGTACGGAGTTTATTTATGAAAGCAAATATGGAGAATCACTTGATTTAAGTGATTATTTTTTAGCAGCATCCGATATATCATTCACTCAAAGTGCATATCCAGGCAATTTTATTTCAAAAAATTCTGTTGATGTTTATGAAATAAATCCAAATTATGAATTAATACTAAGTGGAGCTATTCATCCAATAAATTCAGAGTGTGATCAGGAAAATTTAGATACTTTTAACTTGCCATCGTATCCAATTTTTACAATCACAGGATCTGCCAAAGAAGAATTTGGTAAAAGTGTTAATATTTCAAATAATTTTTTAGCAATAGGGTCTCCAAATGCATTAAACGGTAGAGGGGCGGTTTATGTATATAAATACGACGATGTCGATTTTAAATATACACTGGATGCGGTTTTAAGTAGCAGTCTGTCATTAGATAGTTATCAAACAAGATTTGGATTTTCTTTAAGTATAGATAAATACTACGAAGATAAAATTTTAGTTGGGTCTGATCAAATCAGTTCTAGTAAAGTATTTCTTTTTAAATCAGGTTCAAATGGTTGGAGAATAGTTCAACGATTTGAAAATATTACTGGATCTAATTATTTATACTCTCCAAGTGTAAATGGAATAACATATCCCTGGATTCCATCCGGATCTTTAAAAGAGGGTCAGCGAAATAATAAATTCGGTTATTCCGTATCAATAAATAATAATACTTTAGTCATTGGATCTCCAAATGATTTATTATATTATGAATATTCCGGATCAACATTACTGAGACAAAGGGGAGCGGCATATATTTATCAAAATAATCAGTGTCCAGTTGGTTCACAAAATTTTACATTTATTTCTAAAATTTATGGTGATGAAAAAACGTTTAAAGATAATATGTTTGGATATTCTGTATCATGTTTTGATAATAATATTTTGATAGGATCCCCAAAACCATATTTTCCATTCAGTTCAATTTATTTATCATCGTCTTTAAATACATTTGACAAATTTTTTAATATAAACGATTTCGGCGAATCGAGTTATAGTGGTCAATCTTTGTTCTATAAAATATCAGGTTCGAACTTAATTCAAGTTACAACGGATCCCATTGCAAAACGCAAAGCTTATGAAGATTGTTACACTGCTTATGGCAGTTCAGTTTCTATCTCGGATAAAAATTTAGTTATAGGTGCACCAATTCCTTTAAATAACGATTTATATTTATCTTCGCCGCTTATAACAGAATCTGGTAGTTTAGTAGATCCTGACTATGTTAATACTTCATCATATAATCCAGAAAATTGTACTGATTCATCAAATGTAATTTATTTTAAAATAGAGGAAGTTGTTTATGGTAAACCTGGTGAAGAAACATTAATTGCTATTAGACAAGAACAAGATGTAGTGGATCAACTAACCGGTAGAACGTTTATTTATGATTTTAACGATTTACAAACAAATTATAATATAGGAAATGTATTCTATAATAATAATCGAGTGGTTATAAATAATACAGGCAGCATTTTTAACGTATTTACACGGGATCCTGTTAATACTGATTATCCGTATGTTCATATGGAATATGAAAGTCAAATAAATTTGTATGAAAAACAATATGTTTGCAAAATTGAACCAGATGAATTTAACATATCAACAAATCCTACTGCTTTATCATCTTCGATTATAGATTATGGCATTTTAAATAAACAAAGATTTGAATTTGAAAATTTAGACATAATTTTGAGATTTATTAATTCAAAACTTACGACAACCAAGTCTGAAGAATGGTGGAATACTTTTATAAACGGCGACGACGAACAAAGTATATTTGGGTACTATTCATCTTCAATTCAAGATTATACACAAAATAAATTAACTGAAACAATAAAATGTGAATGTGCAAAAAAAGATTTCGATGTAAATAAAGATGGTACTGTAACCATTCAAGATGGAACACTTATCTGGAAATACTTTATAAACGATTTAACTTATAATAATTATAAAAATTATATAAATGGCAACTCAAGAAGAACTCGCTTTGACGATATAGTTAATTTCTTAAACGATAAGACCGGAAAATTTAATAAAAATACAATTAAAAAAGAATTTTTTGATTTTAATTATAGTTCATCGATCGATTCAACGGGGTCATATCTAGCACCTTACATTACCCAAGTTGGATTATATGCTAATGCAGATTTAGTTGCAGTGGCTAAGTTAGCACAACCTATTAAGAATACAGGTGAAATTCCAATAAATATTATTGTTAAATGGGACACTTAATTATATTTATTATATAATAAGATACAAATATGGCTACTCAACCAGATGCAAAAATAATAGATCGTGAATCAACAAAAAAGAGTTTATATGATAGATATCAAGCTCTTCAAAATGCGGGAGGTGCATTTGACGCTTATGCTGCCACCACAAATACAGCTATTTTAGGTAATCAAGCTCCTTATGGTTACACACAAAAATCTGTTACTTACACAATAAGTCCTGGCTTTGAACCTAAAATGACATCTGTAAATGCGGGTGAAAATTTTAATGATAATGCGTTAAATTACAGTGATGGAATCAATGGCGGCGTTAAAAAAGACGGTGTAAACAAGATTGCAACTAATTGGAACGGAGGATCTTCAATTCAAGATGCTTTTTACACAACAGATGCGGGTTTTAAATTGAAGATGGCTCAAGGTATTACACAATTTAAAGATGCTGTTGGTGAGAATTCAAAACAACTTTCAATTTATATGAAAGGTTTTAATAACCAAAGATATACAGGCGGTGGATTTACTCGTTGATATATATTATTAATGGTTATATTAGGGTTAGATTCTTCTACATCAGTAACAGGTTGGTCTTTCAGTGAAAACGGAAAGATACTTGATGCTGGTTTCGTTGATACTAAAAAGTACGAAATTACTAAAGAAAAGACTTATAGTGTTATTTCAGTTATAGAATCAAATAAATACTGTAAAACATTCGAAGAAATTAACCTAGAATCTGCATTGAGTAGTTTTGCGGGTGGTTTTACAAGTCAACAAACAATCATAACACTTGCAAGACATAACGCAGTTTTTGCTTATATTATAGAAGAACACTTCAAAAAGAAAGTAAATTTACTGAGTGTCAATACTATGCGTAAAC